TAAAGGCGCCGAATTCGCCGGTGATGTTCCCGCCGGCGCGCACGATCGTGAAGCCGATCCCCATCTTCTTCAACGTCTTTTTGACGGTGCTTGCGACGTTCATGCGTTGCCCCCCCCTCTCTACCGCAGCCGCGTGAGCACCAGCGCGCGCATGTACGGCTTGAGCAGCCCAAGCGCCCGGTCTGAAAAGCGGGGCGTCTCCGGCTTCTTGACGCGGATTCCTTGGATCTGCAGCAGCGGGGTCTGGTCGTCGATGTTGTCATGGGCCTCATGCAGGGCTTGCTCGCACTGCGCATACCTTATCGCAGCAAGCGCCGCCGCGTCGGTGAGGTCGATGACGATATCCAGCTCCTGCAGGGCGCGAAAAGCCGTGACAAGAGCGTCTGATTGCGCGTCGAGTGTGAGGTCCAGGTAATCCCCGGCGTTCAGGCGGTTGCTGAAGTAGACAGCCGCGTCTTCCTGGCTGATGAAGGAGTTATAGCCGGTTGCTGGATAAACAGTGATTGCCATGGGCCACCATTTTCAGGGAGGCGGGGGGAGCTCCGAGCTCCCCCCTGGAAGTTGACGCCCGCGCCATTACGGGTAGCGCAGGACGAGGGGCGCCGCCGGCTGCTACTTCTCCAGCCGCGCCGAGTAGTTGATGCCGGTCGCGATCGAGCCCGTCACGTCGGTGTAGGCGCGAACGTACCGGTAGACCGTGCCGTTTTTCTCGGTCCGGAACGGCACCCTGTACCTGCCGACCGTCGAATCCACATCGCCGCCGATCGCTTCAAGGGCCCCTAGTTCCAGGATTGCCAGGTCCTCGATGCCGCTCGCAAACGTCGCTGAGTTCGACCCCTGCAGTGAGATTTTGTAGGCCTCGTCATTCGAGGCGATCTCGATCGCGGTCACGTCGACGACCAAATGGCCCTCGACCAGGCCGGCGCCGAGGTCGACGATTTGATCCGACCCGCCCACCTGCGCAGCCGCGTCCGCGGCGACAAGCCCGGCGTCCTTCAAGATGAGTTCGTTGTCAATCATGGTAAATTATCCTTTCGGTGAAAAATTATTTTTTTGTGAGCCTGAGATAGAGATCGAAGCCGACCACCGCGGCGCCGATGCTTCCATTGACAGCGACGGTCAGCTTGCTTCCGATCATCCGGTCCTTCAAAATGTTGTGAGCCCCGGGGTTGTCCACCACGCTTGCTCCCGCAGGCGGATGGATCTCGCCAGTGACAAATTTCACGCCGATCTCATCCGTGATCGAGATCCAGCCCGAAAGGGTTGGATAGCCGGCGGCCGGCGTGGCCGTCCAGACCTCGGCGAGCCGAAATCCGTGATTCCAGTAATCGAAGCCGGCCTCGGCCTCTGTGATCTCCTTGCTTGCGACGATGCCGCTCGCGTTGGAGGTGAGAGGGAGCTTGATCACCAGCTCGTTTCCGTCCTTGGATTTCGTCGCCGCCGGCTGCGCGTCGGTCTGAGTGAACCCCGAGACGGTGATCGTCTGCAGGGTCGCCACCGACTCCCCCGGGCCGACCGGCACGGCTACGCCGTCAGACCGCTCGACAATGAGGACGTTTTTTTCGTCGTTCCTGTACGTGGGCATCTTAGCGCCCTCCTTCCTACCGCTTCCTGCCGGGCAGGGCTAGGCGTTCTTGATGCCACGCAGGCGAGCAGCAGCCTTTGGATGGAACACGCCGAGGCCGCAGACCCATTCGATGAGGGTCTGGTAGAAGATCCCCGAAAGGCCCTGGTCGAGGACATCCATCTCGCCGCATTGCAGGCCGGAAACGTACTCGGCCACGCCGAATTTGACGGCATAAATCGAGGTCGAGGCAGCCGCACCGCCGCCGGGGTTCGCCTCGGTGAACGGCAGAATTTCGCTTCCGTCCTTGTCCTGCTCGATGACCGCGATCGGCACGCCAGCATAGCTGAGCAACTGCCGGCCGAAGGCGTCACTGACGACCTCGGTCGCCTGCCCCGCCGCCCGGATGAGCTTGTTGACCTTGCGCCGCATGGTCTTGTTCATGAAGAGCACGTCAACCCCGCCCTGAACCGCGTCCAGCAGCAGATCCAGGCCGTCCAGGGTCAGCGTGTCGCCGCCGGAAGTACTTCCCATATTGATGACCTGGTTGCCCGTGCAGCGCCTTTCGAGGCCGTCGAACTGGCTTGGATAGGTGGCATTGTCGCCCTTGAAGAACATCTTCGTGTACTCCAGGGACGTGCTCTTTGCTTTCATGGCGTCGTACGTCGCGCGGAGGTTGTTGATGCCCCCCTGAGTCTTTACGAGCGCGCGATCGACCTTCGATATCCCGCCGAGGATGTAAAGCGCTTCCACCGCCGGGTTCACAATGCCAGTTGATTCCGTGTAGGATTCATTGATCCCGCGGAACCCGATGCCCGGAAGGGTCTGCTCCTGGTTGTATTTGAAAGCCTGCCCGTTCACCGGGAAAAAGGGCAGCCGCTCCAGAACCGGAGAAACCCGGGGGAAGATTTCGATAACGCCGCGCTTCAGCGGGTCTTGAACAAGCTTCGCAGCTTCGAGAAGGGTCAACATGGTCTTTTTCTTCCTTTCTTAAATAAGTACTTCTATTTTACTTCACTTTGTTTTGTATCCCTGGGCCATGATGGCTTGGGGCCGCATGCCGTCAAAGCTTTTCGGGGCGCTCCCGCCGGGGCGTTTGCTGTCGGGACCGCTCTCGCCGGCAGGCTGACTGAAGAGGCCCTTCTTCCGCGCGTCCCGAATCCACTTGATTTGATCACCGGGCGGAAGGTTCGGAACGAGATCCCGCATTTCCTCGGGGATGTCCTCCTTCAGGCCGGCGACCACTTCGGCGAGCGTCGCCTCGGCTGATTTCTTCTGCTCGTTGACCTGGTTGAACCGGGTCTTCGGAATCCAGTTTCCGGAGGCGTCCGGGGGGTCGCCTTCCGTCGGCTTCTTCCCTGCCGGGTCCTCGGTTGTCTCCACGTCCAGGTGGAATTTCCCGTCCTTTTGAACGTAGAGCTTCGCGATTCCAGCATCCAAACCGTCAACGCTATCAAGCATCGCTTTCAACGCCATTTCAACTTCCTCCTTTTACCGCCTGGGTCGGCGCGGCGCTTTTGAATTTGTCGTTTTCTTCTTTCACTTTCGTGAGGAAGGCGATTGCTTCTTCACGGGTCTTGATGTCCGGGTTGCGCTCCATGAGCACATCGACCGGAGAAATCACCCCGAGCTTCGTGAGCAGATCCCACGTCTCGGCCTGGTCCTTCGCGCTGATCACGGGTTTGGGGTCGTAGAAATCGATTTTCAGCCGGGCAGAGGGGGAGAGGCGGCGGCCGGGGTTGTGCGTGTTCCAGACCGTCCGGAAGACCTCGAAGAGGTTTTTCTCGTACCGGCGGAAAAGGGCGATGTCGTCCCGCCGCTGTTCTTCGAGCTCGCGATTGCCGGCGACCTTGGCGGACCCCGACTCCCGGTGCACTTTCGTGGATAGCGAAGTCCCAGCCAGACCATGGCTGATCGCGACTTGCTCAATCAAAAACTGGATGGCCGAGACAATCTCGCGGATGGGAGCCTTCTGGCTTTCGAAGCCGAGCGCTCCGTTCTCCGGGAGCTCAACCAGCGTGCCCGGGTCAACGGTGATCGAGCCGCCGCCTTGCTTGCCCTTTTGGATCCAGCCGACCCCGAAGCCTTGCTGGCGGATCACATAAACGAGGTCGGTCAACTTCTCATTCAAAACCTCTTGAGCATTTACAAGGTCATCCCCGCCGGGCAGCCAGAAGTCCGATGTCGGGCATCCGTCCCACACCGGCACGAAGGGGAGCATACGGTACGGGTTCGCCTCCTGCCGGGTGATCGTGCCGTTCCAATCAAGGCGCGAAACACTCTCGGGGGTCCAGAGGGAATACTCGACTTCCTCTGTTCGCCCGGACTCGGGATAGTGCGCGATCAAGAGCCGCGTCAAGTCCTCCGGCGCGGCGCCGGTCACCACGTCGAGGACATCACCGGTCAAAATATCGAGATCCATCCGGCCGCGGCGCCATACAGGACGAAGGAGGGAGGTCTTTAGAAGCTTCGCGTACCGGCTGGCCACCTTCATTTTGATCTGCAAGGAGCAGCTCTCGCCGATCTCGTCGAGGATAGCCCGGTCCTGGTCGGTCCCGCCGTCGAGCTCCCGGTGGGCGTCGGCGATGTAGACCACAGCTTGGTTGTTTACGATTTTCCGGAGGACGTTGACTGCGTAACAGAGGGTCAACTTTTCGGGCTCGCTGAATAGTTCCTGCAGGCGGGCGAAAAGGTAATCGGACTGCTGATCGTGGTAGAAGTCCAGCCGCTTCCGCGCCTCTGCCTTGCGTTCCTGGGAGGAAGCAAGGTCAAGGTCGAGATTCAACCGCTGGAAAAGAGCGGGAATTTGCGAAGCCCAGAGCATGGTACCCTTTCGAAAAGTGTCTCATGTATGAGACATAGTGTATCATGCTTCTGAGATCCGTCAAGGGTTGCAGACCAATTTTTGCTGGTTATCCTTACAATTGGAAGACACATTGCCTATTTA